GCGTGAACCCTTACTACTATTGCACGATTTACAGCAAGCCAAAGCATTATCAAAGCTGATAACGAGCTCCGGGCTTTGACTGATTGGAATCACATGGTCAACTGTATCAGCAGGTGATTGGCAATACTGGCATGTCCACTGGTCACGCGCTAGTACCTTGAGTCTAAACGCTTTGTAGTCACGCGTTAGTCTTGGGTCATTCCTCTTGCTACTCACTGCCAGCCTTTAGTCTTTAAATGTTTTAGTGATGCACAATAGTTAGGTATCTCTTTGTTGATAGGGTCTAATCCATACCTATGCATTGTGTAATGGTAGAACCAATAGAACTGGTAGTCATCTGGTGCTCCATCTAGTACCTTGCTTCTACCCTGGTAGTACCCATGATGCGAACCATTAGAAGCATCATTAATGAAGCGAGATTCTCTATACACGATTTGGTTGTGGCAATACTCTTGCTTCTCTGTGAGCTGTGTATCTGCAAGTTCTTTGATGCTTTGAATGGCATCTATTGAGCCACTACTAGCGTTACTCATGGGAACGAATAGAGTTATCCCAATAACGTAGGCTACCGAGCGAGCTATCCGCGAAGCGGCTCGCTCTGAGCCCTTGAAGGCTCTAGCCGTTAGAGTACCAGAGCTGTCAATCTTATTTGCATAACTGCTGGTCAGAGCGGTGTGTCGTTTATTTTGAATCTGTTGTGTAGAACCCAGAGCCTTTGAAATGAGCTGGAACTGAGCTGTAAATCTTACGCATAGGCGCTCCGCATAGCGGGCAGTCAACCTCATGGCTGTCGTTAATTGAGAATTCTTTGTCATATCTTAAATTAGCCTCACACTTCTCTGTGTTATCGCACTCGAACTCATACACTGGCATTATCGAGCTTCTCGCATATCGGACATGATGAACCCTTCATAATCGTATTGCCGCATTGACAATATGTAGGTTCTAATTGTATCGAATCTGGCTGTATATCGCCGTAACCGGCTTTGAGGAGTAGTTGCACCAAGTCGCTGAACTGCATAAAGGCTAGATACCCCCCAGCATCTTCGCCTTGTCCGTTCATTCTGCAAACAACAACAGATAAATCTGCCGTCTTCTCCGTTCGCTTCTTGACCTGGCGCAACCACTCCAGCGGGCTGAAGGTACTTCTAGCCTTCACCTCTATATCGACCATAGGCATATTCACTATGTCTTTACCCGCGCCGCGACCGACAGCTAAGCCGCGCCACCATTGAGATAAATACTCAACGACGACCCGTTCCGTCCTTAGCCCCCGGTCTTTCCGATGACGTGACATGGATTAGGTCATGCCTTGCCAGCAGAATTTATAGTGCCACAGCCTTCGCACGTCCACTCATGCTTGAGGTAACGTTGACGAATCTGCAGAGCATTTGGGAACTTATTGCACATTTGGCAAATCAGCTTATATCCCAATTCTTCTAAGAGTTCAGCATTAGCTCGAAGGTTAGCTTCTTGCTCCGGTGTTGGGAATGACTCCCACTCACCATCTTGATTCAAGAATTGTAGGTGACCCATTATGACTCCAAAAACCAAATAATAATTGAAGCCAAACTAATACCTAAACCTGTTCCAATAATTGCCAATAAAGTTTCACTCATTAGTCCAACTCCTTCATAGATGTTAGCAAATCCTCTGCCTTGATTAGATAACCTCGGCTGCGATTAGGCTCTATGTCGCATGTAATGGCTCTGCCAAATACTTTGACTGCATACTTAACGTGATTAGTTGGCACTAGGATTACTCCAGACTCCAACACGAAAGCCCAGTATTTAGCTTCTGTAACTGAAAGCCCAGAGTCTTCCCAAGATTGCGAAGTGTTGTACCAGCAAGATACTTCGATATAGATATTGCCAGTATCCCACCATCGGCGGTCTCTTTTTACTTCTACAGTCTTAGCACCATTGAGCAGCTGGTCGACTAGGTTCTCACCTTGAAGTCCATATGAGTAATCTAAGTCAAAGTCAGATAGCTTTGTCATGCGCGCTTCTGCCATGTTCCGTCTTTGGCAATCTCGTACCAAATAGGTTCACACTTCTCTGTGTCTGCACCTGGCATACCGCTTGTCACCTGGTTAACGCAACGCCAGTGACCCCAAGGCTTACCAGCTTTCGAAGTACCAGTCTTCCAAATCATTTCGCCATGCTTGCAGCGCTGTATGTCCTTGTCCGTTGTGCCACCAAGTACGGATTTCACCATCTCGACTGCTCCTTCCATAGTCTGAACAGGTTCGGCTGCTCTGATTGTCCAAGGGTCATCCTCCTTCGGTACTGGGACGTACTCGGTTGCAGTCTCCTTAAGCTTTACTTTAGTTTCTTGAATCATCGCATCACGCTCTTTGACTCGGTTGACCTTGGCAGCTTCTTCTCGACTGATTGATTTTTTTTCAGTCCCAATGTCTGCATTTTTGGCAGCAATTCCCACCGCTGAGGTTTCGCAATTCTCAAGCGCAAAGTCTCTGTTGACTCCTCGCTCAGCTGTAATCTCTCGGGCGTAGCCTGTTGAAAATGGCCTGTCATCTGTGTCATCTCTGTAAAGCTCAGCCTTGAAAACTACTCGCGCAGCATCCTCATGGATAAGCGTTGTGATGATTCGTCCCATCGGAAACATTTGTCTAAAAAGCTTGATGCGTTCGGCAACTGTGGTGTATTCCTCTAAGTTAAACATTAGTCAAGCTCCTCTGATAGTGCGAGACTTCCCGCAATTGCTCCATATCCAAGCAAGTCAACCCAATGGTCGAGCAAGTATGGGGACTCTTGAGTTCTACTGATTTTGACAAGCTGCATGATGACCGCGACTTGATAATCGTGAATAGGAATTTCCAAATAAGCTGATAGGAGCATCCCGGTACGACGCAGGTTGTCACGCACCTCACCATGAGTAGAGTTGCGGACGTTGATTGTGTCGCTTGCGCTTTGTAAGAGTTCATTTGGGTTCATCGCCCAACCTGCTCAAGAACTCGTTGTGCTTTGCGGTAGGCAATGCGCCCAGCAATTTTGCCATGCTCATGCCCTTTTGAGTAACCTAATAAGAATCCAAAGATAAGCCCAAGCGAGCCCATCCCGATTAGTGCGTGGTCGATATTCATTAGCCCCTCCATGCGATTGATTGATGTGTTGTGATGATTGTCCACTCACCGGTGAAGTCATCTAAGACAACCCGGAATGTTTCGCCTAGCTCTTCCAGGATTGTTTTAGCCTGGACAACAGCCGCGTAGTTATCGTCAAACCAATAGATATATTTAAAAGCCCAGTCTGACTCAGTGATTGTGAAGCGTCCATCCTGGCACTGCTCATTCCAGGTGGCTTTGTCCCATTGCATTGACGTGGTAGTTAAACGCTCAAAGTCTTCTTCAAGCTCTAAAAGGTATGCGCCCATCTTTGACATTTGTTACTCCTAATCAGTGTAAGGGTTTCGGATTGCCTTACATGACTTAAATTACTCAGATTCGAGCGTATGTCAAGGTGATTCTGCTGATATTAGATAACGTTTTGATAACGATTTCATCGACTGATTCGTCTCCAAAATCCGGTCTAGCGAATCCTTCCATAGACCTTGCCTTCGACTATGAACGTGCCATTCTTCTCGATGTTGATTAGGTCGACCTGAACTGTCTTGCCATGAACGTACATGATGGCGAAAGCTTGCTGCCATTGGGCGCTGCCTTTGGTGTATTTTGCAGCTGAAAAGCTCATAAGGTTGCCCACTTCTACACCATGTAGTGTGCGCCCCATACGACCCCCTACAGACTCGCTGTAAGCCGTTTTGCCGGCTCTATGGGTATGACCTGATATGACTGACTTACCAAAGCGCTTAGCGGCTTCTATGGCGCTCAGACCGCCCATATTCTTGATTGGTGTGTGGTCGCCATGGACTGCCACCCAGCCCGGCGCGATAGGCATAGGCTCGCGGTGAAAGGTAATACCAAGCTCATCGAATTTCATGAACTTCTCAAAGCGCAGTTCGGGCAAGCTAAGGAAGCTAGGGATTTTCCTCATGATTACATTGTAAAGTCTGTCGGTATGGTTCGACCTAATACAGTCGGTGACTCCCAACTCCCAGAGGAGGTCTACGCAGCGGTCTCGGTCATCGCCTAAGCTCTGGCTGTATTCTTCTGGCGTACCCTGACTCCATTTTGAGATGGTCTGGAAATCAATTTCATCGCCGATTGTCACTGTCTGGTCTGGCTTGTATTTAGCCAGGAAGCGGGCAATATTCTGAGTGACGTGTACGTCTTCGAAAGGTACTTGAAGGTCACTCAGAATGACTATTCGCTTAATCGTCGTCATCCTCGTAATCTACGTCGCCTATCTTCTCGATAGGCTTAGCGGGTAGAATCCAATCCGGATAAATATCTCGGTCAGACATGAGCCAAAATGCGTGGGTCTCGCTGAACCCGCTGCGACGTAAGGCTTTGTATAGCTCGTTCAGTGAAATGCAGTAGGCATCTAATGCATTATAGGTATCTAAATCTATGACGGGTTTTTTCCTAGCCATGACTTTATTTTCCCTTGACTAATAGCTCCAACATGGCTTCGACACGCACTAAGCGGTCATTCATTGAACCTCCGCCATTAGGCTTGAGCTCGTTTAAGTAGTGCTTAATCATGAACTGAACATAAGCGGCAACGCCACCCAGGACTGTTACAACTCCTACAGCCCAAGCTGCGAGGTCGCTGGCGGTCACTTTTTCGGAGTTGCGTAACCGAATACGCCGGCGAGAATCGCCCATAGGATTGAGCGGTAATCTGCTGCGAAGTTAGAAGCTGCCCAAGCTGAAAGGAAAGCGCCAGCTGTTAGGACTGCGGGATTCTTCATGTTCATTCATTCTCCTTGGAGTAGTGGGATTTGAAATGGTGAGCCATCTTTATCGCCCTTGCTCGTAAAGCTGCAGTGCAAGTGATGGCGGTGCTGATTGCTCCCCACATATTTACGCCAAGCCCAAGATTTCTTCGGGCTGGCAATAAAGCCATCAAATATGAGGTAGGCAACTCTTCCACCATCTCTCTTAGATTTGGCGAGCAGTCGTAGCTGGTCTGCAAGGTAAGGCATGTCGTCTGGTTTTGATACACCATGCAAATCCCTGTCAAGGTCGATTGCGGATACAACCGCGCCGCGAGCAAGATTTGGTATATGGTCAGATTTGCCACCAGACATATGTCTCTGGTCAGCGACCCACCCATCCGAACGCTTGTCGCGGTCTGGATATGCACTATTTACCTGGTCTCTTAAAGTAACGCCAGCTGCACAAAGCCAAGGCTTATGACTCATCAAAAATAACCAAATGAGAAGAATTCACACACTCCCATTGTTTTTCATCATTAAGCAAAAGTTCTGCATGTTCGCAAGGAACTGGCGGGATAAAAGCATCATCTACAGGGTCATAGGTATAACCAATTCCCGCGAAGTTGTAGCGAATGTTTCCATTGTAAGAAGTCTTAACCCAAGTTCCGCCAAGGTTTTCGATAAGCCATGAATAACCCTCATCGCCTACTGGGTCATTATTGTCACCAACAACAACACGAATAACTTTGTTTTCTGCATCAAGTTCTGCCCAATGACTCATGCTGCATACCTCACAATAACAATACCTGAACCACCTGCGCC